CCGGCGTACAGGGCACGACAGGCGCTCAGGGGGTTCAAGGGCCTACCGGGGCACAAGGTCCTGTGGGGCCTCAAGGCGCAACTGGAGCGCAGGGCACGACAGGCGCTCAAGGCCCAACTGGAGCGCAGGGAGTTCAGGGTCCTCAAGGGGCCACGGGCGCTCAAGGCACTACTGGTGCTCAAGGGGTACAGGGTCCTCAAGGGGCGCAGGGAGAAGATGGAGGCAATTCCGGAAAGATCTTCTACCTCGACCCAACTGACGCGTCTGATATCAACCCGGGCACATACAAAACTGCTCTCGCATCCCCGTCGCCCGGAGCAGAAACAACCCTAGCGCAAGCCTGTACGGATACCGGGGATTTTCTTATCGGAGCGTTCGCGACAGAGCCCGGGGAGCCTGGGGCATTGGTTCTCCCGGCTGGGCAGGCGCTTCGTCGTTTACATGCCACAACCGGGGCGGCAAATCAGATCGCACGACTGAAGGTAGAGTTGTACACGTGCGCCTTCGACGGGAGCGGCGAGACTCTCCGGCGCTCAGGATACTCGGAGAATTTTAGTGATACCGCTATCGCCCACCTAGAATGGAACTTCGTCGACTCAAATGCTTACGCGATGCTGTCAACCGACCGCATTGTGTTCAAGGTATACGCGGCGCGCGTGAGCGGCCCTAGTACGGCAGACGTGACGGTTTACTTCAACGGGACAGCTAACACATCGCTTATCCAGACGACCATCAGCGCGGGTGCGATTGGTCCTCAGGGCGCGCAGGGGGCAACCGGCGCGCAAGGAGTTCAAGGTGCGCAGGGCCCTACTGGCCCGCAGGGGGCAACGGGAGCACAAGGCGCACAAGGGGATACAGGAGCAGACTCTACTGTTCCGGGGCCTCAGGGTCCACAGGGCCCTCAAGGCGCTCAGGGGTCCGGAGTTCAAGGCGCGACAGGGGCGCAAGGTGTTCAGGGCTCGACAGGAGCGCAGGGAGCAACTGGCGCAACGGGAGCGCAAGGTGCTACCGGGGCGCAGGGAGTACAAGGCGTTCAGGGCGCAACGGGCGCGGCGGGAGCACAAGGGGCCACGGGCGCGCAAGGCCCCGCTGGAGTACAGGGCGCTACGGGAGCCCAAGGAGCGACGGGCGCGCAGGGAGTACAAGGCGCGACAGGAGCCCAAGGCGCGACAGGAGCGCAAGGCTCTACCGGCGCTCAGGGCGCGACCGGAGCGCAGGGCGTTCAGGGAGCCACGGGCTCAGCAACGCTCGATATCGCTTTTGTTATCGACGGCGGAGGTTCGGCCATCTCTACCGGCATGAAGGGCTACCTAGAGATCCCGTTCGCTTGTACCATCACGCAAGCCACGCTACTCGCGGACCAGTCCGGTGCGATCGTAGTGAACATCTACAAGGACACATACGCGAACTTCCCGCCCGTGGTGGGCGATAAGATCACCGCGTCCGCGCCGCCGACTATCGCAGCGTCCGGAGTGAAGTCTCAAGACGCCACGCTCACGGGCTGGACCACCGGCATCGACGCCGGAGACGTGCTCGGGTTCAACGTGGACTCCTGCGCCACGATAACGCGCGTAACGCTCTCGCTAAAAGTGACGAGGACGTAGCGTGCCATCTCCCGAGACGTTCAACTCATCGACGACGTGGACTTGCCCCGCTGGGGTTACTGCTGTTCAAGCGGAAGTTATAGGTGGCGGAGCAGGCGGCGAACAAGCCGGTGAAGAAAATAGCAGCGGTGGCGGCGGCGGAGGAGGATACTCCAAGAAACTCGTCATCGCCGTTACCCCAGGCAATAACTACACCGTCACAGTAGGGGCCGCTGTAGGAGCGGGAGTCAACGGCAACGATAGTTGGTTTGTAAACAACACCACCGTACTCGCCAAGGGCGGGATTAGCGGGAGTGGTGGTACTGGAGGTGCCGGAGGGGCGCTCGCGAGTGGTATTGGTGATACGAAGTTTAGTGGCGGTAAAGGCGGCGACGCGGACTTTGGCTCTCCCTATGACGGTGGCGGAGGAGGCGGTGGGGCTACATCCGGCGGGACAGGTAGTGCTGGGGTTGACTCTCAGAACAACGGGAACGGAGAGGCGGGAACTGCACCGGGCGGCGGCGGCGGCGGCGCTAGCGGTGGCGGCCCGGAATATGTTGGTGGTACGGGGGCGGCTGGTCGCGTAATCCTCACCTATACGGCCGGAGTGATCGGGCGTTCTTTCGGAGCGATCATCGGGTAGTCATTGTATAATGGGACAATGAATCCAAAGCTCGCGGTAATCACGCCATGCTCAAGACCTGAAAACCTCTCTCAGCTTGCCCCCTCTCTTGCAAAAGCGAAAGAGTCTTTTGATGTTGATTGGTATGTAGTACACGACTGCCACTCGGGAGAGTGCGAGTTTCCGCTCCCTGATTTTGCATGGGGCCACCTCTTGCATAGGCCCTCCGTAGGAGCAGACACAGCGGGGCACGCGCAGGCCAACCACGCGCTCGACCGGATAGATGCGGGGCTCGTGTGGCGGCTCGATGATGATAACCTCCCGGTGCCGGGTTTCTTCGCTAGGCTGAGGGAGCTTGATGACGCCAACCCAAGAGTCGACTTGTTCCTGTTCGGACAACTCGCGGCTAGGAGATATGACGAGGCCGAGTGGCCCGAGGGGTGGGTTCCTCCGATTCCGCGTGTGGGCAAGATGGACACGGCCCAGTTCGTGTTTCGCCGTGAGGCACTCGGCCCGATCCGTTTCCTGTCCACAGACTACAAGGCGGACGGTCGTTTCATCGAGGAGCTTTGCACCGAGGTTTCCGCGTTCAAGATTTGGAAAGAGAACGCGCCCCTGACACAGTACAACGCGCTCGCGCGCGAGATGTTCGAAGGGCCGGAGCCACAAGCGGCCGTCGTTGACCGGCTGTTTCCTCCCAAGGTGGCGCACTTCTACGAGAGCATCGAGGGCTTCTTTCATTTCCCTCCCCTGTACAAGCGAGTTGTGGCGGAGGCCGGGCCTGTCGCCAAGTTCGTCGAGGTTGGCGTATGGAAAGGCAGGAGCGCGGCCTACATGGGCGTCGAGATAGCGAACAGCGGCAAGGATATCACCGTCTATGCCGTGGATGCCTTTACCACGACCCACGACGGGAGCGGGCCTGTCAATGAGGAGAGGCTCAGCGAGGTTGTCAAAAACCTCGCACCCGTGTCCAAGCATGTGAGCCTCATAGGAGGCAAGAGCGTCCCGGTCGCGGCTACGTTCGAGAATGGCTCCTGTGACTTCGTTTTCCTCGATGCCGACCACTCTGAGGAGGGATGCCGAGCGGATATCCTCGCATGGCTCCCCAAGATCAAGCCGGGCGGCTTACTCGCGGGCGACGATTACTGCTACCCGGGGTGCGAGGGGGTCAAGCTCGCGGTCGACGCGCTCCTCCCGGGCGCGACTGTGCCGGAGCGTTTCGAGGAGGGGGTGTCTGGTTGGTGGGAGTACCGCAAGCCGCTCAAGCCGGAGACGGACGCTCCGGGCATTTCGATCATCACTCCGCTCCATGCTTACGGTAACGCTTTCATCGTAGACACTTGGAAGTCGCTCCGGGCGCAAACGGTCAAGGATTGGGAGTGGCTCATCATGGAGAACAGCGGGGGGAGGGTGCCTCCTGAGATCCTCAAGGACCGTCGCGTGCGCGTGCTGTCGGGAGCAGGGCTAAACGGGATCGGGGCCCTCAAGCGGAGGCTGTCTGACTCGGCCCGGGCAAAGTACGTCGTTGAGCTTGATTGTGATGACCTCCTCGCGCCTACGGCGCTCGTGCGCGTGGTTGCGGCGCTCCAAGAGGGCGATTTCGCTTACTCGGATTTCGCGGAGTTTCAGGACCGGACATGGGCCCCCGGGATACCGTATCGGGCAGATTGCGGATGGCGCACTTATCCCGTGAAGTGGCAGGGACACAAGCTCCTAGCCCACAAGGCCCCTCCCGCGACTCCTCAGAACATGCGCCTAGTGGATTGGGCTCCTAATCACATAAGAGCATGGCGCTCCGAGGCGTACCGGGAGGTTGGTGGACACAACCCGTTTATGATCGTGGCAGATGACCACGATCTTGTGGTAAGATTCCTCCTGAACCGTAAACGCTTCGTGTACATCCCGGCCTGTCTGTACTTCTACCGGCTCCATGAGAGCAACACCGTCAAGCAGGCCAATGCGGATATCCGGCGGCTGACAGAGGAGAATTATCAACGCTACTGCTGGAGGCTTGCCGAGCTTTCCGGCCCTGTCTATGTCGGCCGGAACACGAATTGCAAAGATGCCATGCCTCCGGGGTCATGGTTGTTTCTCATATGTCCGAAGGAGGAGTGGCACGATAGGAGCAAGATTCCTCTCCTCAAGGGAGACTTTCACGTTGCCGCCCTCTACGATAGGGGGCATACGGTAGAGGCGCACCTGATCCGCCTCGGCCCGGGCTATGAGCCCATGGGGCAGCAATGCGGGGACGGTCCTCAGCGCGGAGATTAGATTGATTCCACAAGGATGGCGACATTCCCCCGAATCGCGCGCAAAAATTAGCCGGGGTCTAAAAGGAAAACCAAAGTCTGATGCTCACAAGATAAAGCTAATCGCTTTAGGGTTGAGCCGCAAGGGTTTACCGGGACATCCCCATTCCGCAGAAACGCGAGCTAAGATGAGCGCTGCCCATAAAGGTGTTCCGAAATCTCCTAGCCATAGAGAAAAACTGAGCAGGGCTAATATGGGCCACAAAGACACTCAAGAAACGCGACGTAAAAAGAGCATCGGGCACTTAGGAATTAGACATTCCGCAGAAGAATGCGTGCGTATTTCTGAAAGACAACGCGGAGCCTTGGGGCCAAATTGGAGAGGCGGGCTATCGTCGATCAACGCTTGTATCCGGGCATCGGTTCAGTATCGAGAGTGGCGAGATGCTATCAAAAAAAGAGACGACTACACATGCCGGTTGTGTGGTAAGCGAGGAGGAGTCTTGCACTCAGACCATATCAAGCCTTTTGCTTTTTACCCGGAGCTTAGGTTTGATCTGAGCAATGGTAGGACTTTGTGTAGAGAGTGCCATAGAAAAACACCCACATTTTGTGGGCGTTGTAGGGCCGCCTAATGACTACAGAGCTTAGGGATAACGCATGGGACCTTGAGGCTTTAGTTCCAGAAGATCTTCCTTTCGGCTGTTACTATCCGGTCGAGGTTGGCGCTCCTGTTGCTCCTGAGCCTACCGGAGTCGGCCCGTGGCGCTTCTTTCCTGAGGTCCCATTCGTACAGCGCCGCCGTCGGTGGACGTATGTAGGCCGAGGCGGGTTGCAATGGGGAGGGTCCGCACCATGGGAGTTTCGGCCTGAGGGTATCCCGGCGAGGGTGTGGGACTACGTGGGTGTGGGCGGGTTGACATGGCTCGGAGAGGCCGTGGTGTGGTTTACCTCTCCGCTCATGCGAAAGCTCGACTGGCACAGGCGCGACGAGAACGACCTCATGGACTTGGATATCCTCTAAGACTTACACCCGCACTCTGAGGTATAGTGACCTCATGGTCCCGCTTATCTCAATCGTGATTCCGTGCCGCGCAGGAGAGGGAACAGACCTTACTCAAGAAAGCCTCCTCAAGCAAACCTTCAAGGACTTCGAGGTCCATACGGTCATAGACAGACATGGACGCGGCGCTCCGTGCGCGCGCAACTACGGGGCCTCATTCGCTTCCGGCCGGTACCTTCTCTTCTCCGACAATGATATATGCTGGGTGCCTGAGGCCCTTGAGACCATGCTCAGGGTGCTCCAAAAACTTGAGAGCTTTCATAGTATTGATGGATGGCGAGTGGGGTACGCTTATGGCGGCAAGCTCATCACGGACGTTCCGGTTTCGGGTACCCTCGGCCCGGCCGGAAACGAGCCATGGCACCTTGAGAACATGCTCCGCCGAAACATCGTCGATACCGGGGCGCTCATGCTCAGAGAGGCGTTCCCTGGTTGGGATGAAAGCCTCAAGCGCCTACAGGATTGGGACCTGTGGCTGACCATGCTCCGGAACAAGTGGCGGGGGCAATGGGTTGGTCGCGTGCTGTACACGACCCCCTATCGGCGCACGGGCATCAACTTCGAGGGGAGCGGCATTTCCTTCATGGAGGCCCGAGACATCATTCGCCTCAAGCATAACCTCCCGTGAGCGAACCCGCTCACGATTGGGGCGTGTACCCTATCGGGGTTGGGAGTTTCCCCTCTCCGACAGGGCGAGGCCCAACGGCCCGCATTGATATCCCTCTCTATGCGGCCAGCGAATACAGAACTAGGTCTTTTCTCAGGATCAATCTAGAGGATTTGGAAACAGCGCCGTCCCGTGTCTTGCAAGTGCTGGAGCGCCTTGAGCTTGCTCGGGAGATCATCCGGCACCCGATAGAGCGGTTTTTCTTGGCGGACATCAGCCGCCTCCACGAGCCTGACTCGCAACTCCTAAAGGCATGGTTTCAGGCCAACGCAGGAAAGACAGCTAAGCCGAAAGCTCCAAAGCACCCACCCATCAAGGTCAAGCTAATCCCCGAGCCCGCCCGCCCGCGCACGCGCGCGAGCACGCCCGAGCAGATACGCGCGGGGCTCTCAAGCGATCCTCCTCCAGCTAAGATAGAGGTCTGACCATGCGAATCGCCGTCTACACGCTGACACGCGAGCGCCTTGAGTTCACGAAGTACACCTTTGCTCTCCTAAGGGAGAAAGCAGGGCTCCCGTTCGACCATTACGTCATCGACAACACCGGCATCGAAAACGACGACGGGACTCGTGCATGGCTTACAACCGAGCGCGCGGCCGGGCGGATACACAAGCTCCACCTCATGGACCTCAACGTGGGCATCAGCATCGGCTCGAACCATGCGCTCGCTCAGATAGCCCGGGAGCCGGGGCCGGAGTACGACATAGCCATCAAGTTTGACAACGACTGCGAAGTCGTTTCCGACAACATTATCCTCAAGCTAGCTGAGTTTCTCGCGCGCGCCGCGCTCAGGGGCGAGGCCATGGCCATCTCTCCGCGCGTGGAAGGCATCGGCGGGCAACCCAAGCGCATCAGTACGGCTCACAAGTATGGCCACCCGTTTGGAGAGACAGATATCATCGGCGGCCTGTTTCATGTGGTTCCGTGGGACATTTACCGCTGGTGTAGGCTCCCCGAACACCTACCCATGGCGCGCGGGCAGGATGGTATTTTCTGTGAGAACCTCAAGGCGTCCGGTGTTACTATCGGATACGTGGAGGACCTCATCGTGCGGCACTACATGACAACCGGCGGGCAGAAGCGCGCGCTCCCGGTTTACTTCGAGCGCAAGCGCAGAGAGGAAAACGAGGCCCCTAAGTGATGATCGAGTGGCTCGTTTGCAAAGCGGTGGCCCCGGAGATCATTTGGGCGAGGTACGCCAATGCCTTCGGGTTGGACAAGCTCAAGGAAACCTTCGGGGAGCATTGGCCGCCGGAGCGCGCTCGCCATGGTGAGCTTATGTGGACATGGCGCGACCCCGTGATACCTCGCCGCGCGTTCGATCCGAAAGACCACCCGGCCGCGTGGCTGTCTCTCGCCCCGGACCAATTCGATCCTCGGCATGTCCACATGAGCCGGGGTGTGTGGCCCGAGTGGCACGGGCGCGGCCTTGGGCTCGCTATGCGGGAGTACGCGGAGGCATGGTGCCGCGAGCAGGGCGCGCTTTCCCTCAACATCGAAGTTCGAGCGCAGAACAAGCAACACCTCGTCGGGGTTTTGAGAGATACTTACTGGAGAGAGCGCGGCGTGCTCGTGTGGCCCTCCCGCTCCCACCTATTCGTTCACGAGATCGGAGCGTAAGCATGAGCGAACCACGGCGGCTCAGGCAGGAGAACGTGAACACGGCCGGGTATTGGGACCGTGTGTACTATGCTGAGCAGAGCCGCCGGGCCATCGACCCCGACCGCTTTGGCAACATGGCCAAGCTCCTCAACCGCGACGAGACGGTTCTTGACATGGGCGGCGGGTGCGGAGAGTTTCTCATCTTTCTCCGCGCGGCCGGGTTTACCGGGACGCTGATGCATACCGACCACAGCTTGCCCGCGTGCGAGGCCGCGCGCATGAGCGGCTTTCCGAGCCACCACGGCAACCTCTACAATCTCCCGTTCGCAAGCAAGCAGTTCGATTCCGTTGTGCTTGGGGAGGTCGTCGAGCACCTCGATAACCCCTCGCTCGGGGTAGCTGAGGCCGCGCGCTTGGCTCGCCGGGCTGTCATCTTGTCAACGCCCTACATGGAGGGAGATGGGGGCCACCCGGAGCACGTGTGGGCGTGGGACCTTGATGCTGTGTATACGCTTCTCAGTCCTCACGGCCGCGTCCGGATGGTTGTTACTTCTAGCGGACAGATCATCGTGGCCGGGGCTTTCCGTGAATGACAAAGCCCGCTCCGGCAGAGGATAAGCCTCGCGTTGTTCGATGCCGTAAGTGCAAGTGGGTTGTTGTTCTGTCGGCCTCTCCTGTCTCAGGAGATGGCTCAGGGTGGAAGAAACTGTGGGAGCACATGGAGCACAAACATCCAAGGTTCCTCAGAGAGGTGAAGGCATGGGCGAGGAAAAAGTAACAATTTTCGATCTCGATGATTTCGCGTACAACAACCACAATCTCAAGCTCCTCGATGCCCTCATGCGCGCAACTCCTAAGCTTCGCGTGACGCTTTTTGTGGTCCCTTTTCCCCACAACGGGACCTCTCCCGACAAAGACGTGCGGCAATGGCTCTCGGATACGCTTCGAGTGCGGCCGTGGATAGAATACGCGCTCCATGGTTTCCACCACACGTTCAAGGAATGTCAAGGGTGGGACAAGGCGCGCGCAGGGGCGGCGCTAGATTGGGCGGAGGATACCGGGATCTTCGTGAAAGGCTTCAAGGGGCCCTATTGGGCTATGTCACCGGGCACGTATGAGGCCCTTGGGGAGCGCGGGTGGTGGGTTGCCGATCATCCCGACAACAACGCCATGCGCCCGGCCGGACTCAAGTGCCACCTGCTCGGGACAGAAAACATCGTCCATGGGCACGTTCAAGACATCGGTTCCAACGGGCTCCGAGAGCAGTTCGAGCGGTACGCATCCATGAAGCCGCCGTTTCGATTCGTCAGCGAGGTCATGAGATGAGCGACGACACAGCCTGCCCTAGAGGTTGCACAACGTTCCAGCAATGGGGTAAGTGCGAGCATGTAGCCGCTCCCTCCCCGCACGCTCGCATGTCGCCGGAAAAGATGAGAGAGACGCGGCGCATGATGATCGACGCTCTGTTCAGCGCCATGGGCGAGGAGTACGTTCCTGTCGCGCTTGTCGGGCTCCACCTCGTGGGTACAGCCTCGGACCCTAACGCATACCGCACGTTGACTCCTGAGGCGTTTCGGCCGTTTCTCGCTCACGGCGGAGCCGAGGCCGCCATCGCGCAGTTCTCTTATACGTTGCGGGAGTTCTCCAAGCACCCTGAGGACGTGGGGGCGATTGATCCAAACGCCAAGAGAGAACCAGGAGGAGCACATGAGTTGCAAGCCGGAGATTGACATCATCATCCCCACGTACAACCAATCCTCCTATACGGCCGCATGTGCGGCCTCGCTCGCCAAACACACCCCTCCCGAGCGCGCCCGAGTGATATGGGTGGACAACGGAAGCAATCCCGCCGAGCGGGAGCTTATCGAGGAGGCATGGGCAAAGGGCCCCTTGGTCGTACTCCCGTTCTATCTCCCTGAAAACCTCGGCTTCGTGAAGGCTACCAACATCGGCATCGCCGCAAGCACCGCGCCCTACGTGCTCCTCCTCAACAACGACACCGAGCTACCCGAGCATTGGTCTGAGAAGATGATCGACGTGATGGCTCATAACCCGGAGGTTGGGGCTGTGGGCACGAGGAGCACGAGCAGAGCGCAATGGCAAGGGGTTCTGGCGCACGAGCCGGGAGCGACAGCCGTCCCGGCTAACGTCACGCTCGCCTTCTTCTGTACTCTCATCCGGCGCGCGGTTATCGAGAAGGTCGGGTACCTCTCCGAGGAGTACAGGATCGGCCTTTGCGACGACGACGACTACGTGCAACGCATGACACAGGCCGGGTGGCGCTGTGCTGTCAGGACCGACCTCCTCGTGCTCCACCACCACAGGAGCACGTTCTGTGCCATCTATGGCGATGGAGGGTGGCTCCCGTATCAGAAAGAGAACACAGCTTACTTCAAGACCAAGTGGGGGCTCCCCGCGTGATTTGTCATTGCGGGCGGCCCATGGTTCGCATCCGCCCGGGCCTGTACCGTTGCACGGAGCACGCCATTCCGGTGGCTGTCGCCGCTACGCTCCACCTGCCAATGTGCCAGAAGTGCGAGATGCCTATGTGGCCTGTGCTCGGCTCCTCCTCTGAGCTTCACCGTTGCCCGGCGTGCCACATGCGTTCCCGTAAACGGACCACAAAAGCCAACCCCTCCCTGTAGTTATAGGGGCTTGAAAGGCTACCGCCAAGGGTAGCCGATAGCCTTCGCCTAAGTGCAATTCGCCCGCCCGCCTTCATCGGGTTTCGGGCAATCAATACGCCCCCTTGTGGTACACGGCTGGACAGTCCTCTATATAGTGTGAGCATTCTCTCGGTCATCTTGAGGGCGAAAACTCCATGAAGGCTCGTGTGTCCAAAAAGCGCCGGATAGGGAAAGCCGGAAAGCCATTCGGGCGTAAGGGCCATGGGGGCGGCAAATGAAGATCTTCCTCTCCGTGCTGGTTGCCGTCGTTGCGCTTCTCGCATAACAGGAGCCTTTCTACATGAAGAAGGACGCGACGTTTTCCGGGGTAGGGGTAAAGGCTCTCGCGGCCGGGGGCCATGTCAAGGCGGCTCAGAGCGCCGAGGCAGGCGACCTCGACCTCATCAACGAATACGCTCTCGTGCCTCTCAAGGCCGCCGACGTGTCTGTGTACACGATGCAGGTGGCGAACGATCAAGTGGACCGAGACGGCGAGCGGTTTACCGTGGAGGTTCTACACGACTTCGCGGCCTCGCTCGTGGGTAAGGCTCTGCTAGAGGGGCACGATTGGGGCCCGGTTGGGATCGGCCGCTTCTTCAAGGCATGGGTCGAGTCGCAGAATGGCGTGACGTGGCTCATGGCCAAGGCGTACCTCCTCAACGAGGACGAGGACGCGGCGGAAATGATCACCAAGCTCAATGGAGGCGTGGCCTCCTTCGTGAGCGTGGGCTTCTACTGTCCGGACCGGGTGCAGGTGCAGGACGCAACCGGGGCCGCTTATGGCGAGTATCGGCGCGGGCCGAACGGAGAGCCCGGCGAGGCTATCGAAGCCTCAATGGTTTTCCTCGGCGCGCAGTATGACGCGGCCGTTGTCAAGGGCATCACGGACAGGCTGACGGCAGAGCGCGCCAAGGCTCACAAGAGCGCGGGCGCATGGGCGGTCGTGAAGGAGTTCGCCTCTCGGCTCCTCGGCAAGCAAGGCCGGGTGCTGAGCGAGGCCAACTTGAGCCGCCTACGGACGGCGCTCGATCTGTCGGAGCAGAGTTGCTCGATGATGGACAAGGTGATTGCTTCGGCGCTCCCGGTCATGCCGGAGGATATGCCGAAGCCCATGGATGAGCCGATGCCGATGCCCGAGACGGCTCAGGCGATACCCGCTCCGCCCCTTGTGGGTAAGAGCGAAACGGTCGAGGCTCCGGCCCCGGCCACAACTCAAGACAAGGGGGAAGACGAAATGACGCCCGAACAGATTGCGGCGCTCAAGGCCGAGCTTTTGGCCGGTCTGAAGGTCATGGTCGACGAGGCCATGGAGAAGGTGTCGGAGACTTTCGACGCCAAGGTTGCCGAGTTTTCGGCCAAGGTGGCGGCGGTCGAGGCGGAGCAGAAGGAGATCGACGAGTCCGTGAAGGCCCTCGCGGAGGATACCTCTGTGGAGGAGCTGGGCTCCAAGATCATCGACAGGATCGAGAACATCGAGCTACACCTCGGCGCTCCGCGAGTGTCGGAAGAGCCCGCGCCCAAGACCGAGGGCGAGAAGAAGCCCGAGGCCAAGGCCAACAAGGGCGTGTTCGGCAAGCTGATCGTCCCGGCCGAGCTTCGCGCGTAACGCAACGGCCAACGCAGTAGAACGCGACACACACAACGACAAGGGGGAAATGACCATGCGGTACGCGAAGCTGGGAAACAAGGCCCTGCTGGAGCGCGCGGGCGCGAAGGGTTTCACCGATTCCGTCGACACGGCCGACCTCTCCTCGGGTGGTAGGCTCAACCCGGAGCAGGCCGATCGGTTCATCGACTACGTGGTCGATCAGAGCGTGCTGTTCAAGGACGGTATCCGCGTGCGGCGCATGAACGCGGACCGCGCCCAGCTCGACAAGCTTCAGGTCGGTACGCGGGTTCTCCGCAAGGCGACCGAGGGCACGGACCCCGGCACCGTGGCGGGTATCAAGACCGCTCAGCGTAGCCTGTCCGTGACGGAGTTGATCCTCCCGGTGGATATCACGTTCTCCTTCATGGAGGATAACATCGAGAGGGACAATTTCGAGCAGCACATCATGGCCATGTTCGGCATCCAGCTCTCGAACGACCTCGAAGACCTCGCCATCAACGGCGACGGTACCACGGGCGACTTCCTGAGCATCGAGAAGGGTTGGCTCCAGGTCATCAAGGACGAAATCAGCGCCCCGGGTACCAACGAGACCGCTCCTCAGCGGTTCGATACCAACGGCGCGACTGACTTCCGTAACGTGATCTTCCCGGGTATCCTCGCGCTGATGCCCGCGAAGTTCAAGGGCAACAAGGCGGCCCTCCGCTTCTACGTGAGCGTGGGCAACGCTGAGGCGTATGCTTTCCAGATCGGCCAACGGCAGACCGGCGCGGGCGACAACTCGCTCATCAACGCGACGGCTCCGAGTTACGTCGGTATCCCGGTCGTGGGCGTGCCGTACATGCCCGACTCGGATACCCTCCTGACCCTGCCCGACAACCTGGTCTTTGGTATCCGCCGGGACGTGTCGCTCGGTATCTTCAAGAACGAGCGCAAGCGCGTGTGGGAGTACACGTGGACCCTCCGCGTGGACTACGAGATCGTGGAGCCCACGGCCATCGTCATCGGCTACAACTACTAGGAAACTCATGGGGCGGCGGCTCTCTAACTGAGGGCCGCCGCCTACGACAAACAAGGACAGGGGGAACTCAGTATGGCGCTCACGGCGAATCCGGCCGTTCCGACTCACGACGGTAGCAAGCCGTTTGTCGGGGGTGCGCTCCGCATGGCCATCGTTGCGGGCGCGGCTTCCGGCACTCTGCTCACGGTTACGGGCATGGAGGCGGGGGACCAGGTGTGGTATGTCCACAACCTCGACCAAAAGACCGACCTGACCGCCGACGTGACAAGCGTTCAGGCAAGCGGTTTCAAGCTGTCCGGGGCCTCCACCAACGCGGAGAAGCTTCAGGTAGGCTGGACCGACAGAAAGGGCTAAGCCGATGCCTCTCGGGTTCAGCGTCGAGGCGGTTTCGGTAAGCGGCTCCCTCGTGGAGGTCCATACCGCCACGTTTCGGGGCATCGGCCCGTGTCGGCTGTACATCAAGAACACGGGCGCTCAGGCTCTCACGGCTTGCAAGATCCAAGCAGGGGCCGTGACAGGAGCCATGCACGACCTGGACACGACCACGTTCGCCTCTCTCGGTGCCGGAGTTACGTTGTCGCTCAGGCTCCTCGGGCCCGTGGACGTTCTGACGATTCTCGCAACATGCGCGGCGGGCACCACTCTGAGCGCATGGCTCGCAGACGAAGCCAAGATCGTAGGCTAGAGCCTACAGGAGGAGGTGCAACGTGTCGCTACTCACGGACGTTCAGGCTCACGTGGTCGCTCTCAAGGCGGCCGTGGAAACGGAGCTAGACGCGGCTGTCATCGCGTACCCCAAGAGGTACGCGAAGGATGAGCTTGGGAAAAAGCTCGTCGAGGACTATCACAAGGCCGTGGACAACGCCGCTCTCGCGGAAGACTTCTCGGACCTCGATCAGTAACGTGCTCCTGTCCTACACGGACGAAACACAAGGGCACCAGCGAGAGGGCTACTCCTCGCGTTGGTGCCCTTCGTCTTTTAGGGTTGTCGCATGGCGATAATCTTCGCGCATGGCGGCGGCCCCGGCACCGGCTGGTACCGCATGGAGCAACCGGCGCGGTGGCTTGAGGCTCAGGGAGTTGAGACAGCCGTAGTTCGGCCACGAGACAAGTTCGAACATGGCCTCCTCGCTCGCGCTACGACGGTTGTCATGCAACGCGCGTCCGGGCTTGAGGCTCGCCAACAAGTGCTCAGGCTTCGAGAGCGCGGCGTGCGGTGCGTGTACGAGATAGACGACGACCTGTGGCAGTTACCGGAGTGGAACGCGGCACGGGCGGAGTTCACTCCTGAGATACTTGCTCGGATGACCGAGATTATCCGGGCCTGTGACGCCGTGACAGTCAGCACCGATACGCTCAAGGAAAGGGTCGAGGCTGAGACGGGGGCGGTTGCCTATGTGGTACCCAACGCTATTCCTCTTGACCTCATGCCTGAGGCGGCACTCAGGACACGAGCAGGAGTGCGCGTTGGGTGGTTTGGTTCCAATACCCACAAGGGCGACCTCGCAATCATCGAGCCGATCCTCAAGCAACTCCTCGCGGAGCGGCCGGAGGTTACGGTGGTTTTCATGGGAGGCACCCCGAGTGGGCTATGGCCGACGGGCCGTGTGGAGCTACATGGCGGAGTGGCTCCGGCGGCCTACTACAAGGCGCTC